TTATCCACAACACGAAAGTCATACTTTGCCGTCCTTAACCCCCGTTTAGATTCATTTATTCGCACTGTATCACGCTCTTAGCGAACAGTCGTGGGCGTTTGAAGGGTCGAATGGGTGTTAATGGTTATAGCGTCATAGACAAGTGAAAAAGGGGCTACAAGCCCCTTTTATGGTCGAAGGCGACCATTCCCATAAATGGCAACAGAAAAACACCCAAATTCGGGATCCTTAATGGATTATGAACCACGCACAGTTATAAAATCGTGGTGGGGTCAAAATGGAATTTTGACATAAGAATACATGTAATTATTTTAATTAAATAATTTCTCTATATTCTTTAATTAAAGATATATGTATCGTTATGTCAAAAATCGGAGCGATTTTTGAGCATTTACGAGCCCTTAACTGCTCCAATGGGTGTTTATGAAACCCACCTTAAAAAATCCCCTTATAGCGTGGTTTCCTGCCCACAAAGTCCTATTTTGAACACCCCCCCACACCCCCCAGAGCGAAAATAAAAACTTGGTTTGGATTTGGGCTATTTTGGGACTTACCATTTTCCCACTGTTCCCCCGAATGCCAAATAAGCCCACATAAGGAGCATTATAAGGCGTTTTTCTTTTGAATGGCTAAATATACGATTTACGGTACGGGAATGGGATTGCTTCTCGTTTCTGGATGTCTTTCACATTCTCGGTGAACACGGTATTGGAAAGGTGTTCAAAGAACTTTCTGTTGGTGTCGAATCTCTTTCCCCATAGAACGAAATTATACCAGAGCAAGTAATTTCTCAAGTATTTGGTCGCCACGCCACGGAAGAATTTGAACCACATTTTCATGTTTGCGTGATAATTGTTTATTCGTTGAATGGACAGGTCGCCCGATTTGGTCGTGTAATCGTCTGATTTGAATTGAACGAGAGCAATTTTCATTTGGTTACACATTGGGATGTAGGATTTATTTTTGTCCGAGCACATAATCGAACGCTGTTCTATATGTTTGTCGAACGCTTGGATAAGGTGTTTGTAGCGACATTTTCCCAAGTTCGTGGGGGTCGCTATTGCTTCGTGGTTGTGGTCGATTCCGCAACAGACATTGACCATTTCGGTGAATGCTCTAGGCGTTTTCTCGGGGTGTTTAAGGTGATAAGTTCGAAGTTCTGGAGCAGTCATCCCATAGAACGCCAAATGATTCCACATGTTCCCCTTGAAAGAAAGGTTGAACCCTGTTTCGTCAGCTTCGAGAATACCCCCCAAAACGACCTTTTCGTTCGGGATGGTCAATGTGTCAAGAAGTTTGTGTCGCCACCTGAACGAAGTTTTCGTGGTGAAACCACATTCAGAAGCTGTGTCCCTAATTGATTTTCTGGATGTAATGCTGTTTATAAGCTCGGAAATCTGTTCGGGGGTTAGATGGCTACGATAGAAAGCAGATTTAGCCGTAGAAACGAAAGTAGAGCCACAGTCACGGCATTTATAGCGTTGGTGCGTTCCAACAGAAAAGCGTTCTATAATGTTCCCGTCTTTGTCCTTTTTCGTGTGAACACGCCTAATCTTTCCATATTTGACAATGTTCAAACACCCACATTTTACACAGGCGTGTTCTTTCTCCATTCTGTTGGATTTCATTAAATCGTCAATGGATGAGATGCCCATATTAAGTTTTCTGACCAAAGTTTTTCTTTCGTCAGGGTTCAAATGACCGATTAACTGGTCGATTAATTCCAGGGGTTTTTGGTTTGAAATTTCCATTGAAAAATGGTCCTTTTTTATGGTGTTTTTATCGTTGTTTTGTAAGGAAAAATTTACATTTTTCACTGTCAAAGGTCAATAATTTTTACTGACAAATTAACATTTTTTATAATTTTGTAAAACTTTTATTTACAATTCTAAACGAGCGAAAATTGCTGTTTTTAGCCTAAAAACGCAGATTTTTTACATACAAAGTATTTTACAAATGTTAAAAATTTGCTGACAAAACACCCCATTTTTTCTATATTTAACATCGTTAAAGGGAACGACAAAACGCCCCTGAAACTTAAAGAAAAAGACAAAGAAAACGACGATTTTCGGAGCTATAAAGACGGCTTAAAACCCGACACCTTAGCGAAGGAAATCATAAAGAAAGCGAGGTTATAAGCATGTTTGTGAACGATAAAAAATCCGAGGATATGGCCTTCTAGCCACCTAATTTTTCCCGGAATTTAATTCCCCAAACAAAAACGAATTTGGCAGAAATGCCATAATTACGCCTTCACTTTTCGTGGTGGCTATAGGGCGAATTTTGCCCAAAACAAAAAAACAATCAACCAAAGAGGTAAAATATGAAAAAGAATACACTTGACACTTTCATCAATATGCTCAACACAGTTGATAGCCATCAGGAAATGATTCGAGAATACGCTCGTATTTTTAAGGATGACATCATTGATTTCGGCAAACAGCCTGTAGATACTCAAAACCATCTCATTAATCAAATCTACAATTATGTTGATAAAAACTTTCGTGGTGCGTATGAATACGACATCATCAACCTAATGCTTACCAATGTGGAGTATTATTTCTTCCACATTAACGATACTGTAGAAACTCATGTTGAAATTCTAACCAAATTAAATAAAAAAGAAGGCTGGAACAAGAGCGAAGAAGAAATCCTTGATATGGCGAAGGAAGATTTTGAAGAAGTTCAAAATGACGAACGAATTAAATGGGTAGAACAGTTTATTTAATCATAAAAAAAGGAGTAAAAAATGAATAAGAAATATACGCTAACAGAATTTTCACTTGAACAGTTCAACCAATTCAAGCCTGAAGAAATCTTACAAGAAGTCATTGCCCAAAAAGATAATGATGTCAAAATCATGAATTACGGTTTGCCAGACCATATCGTTGAAGAACTGAAGCGTGAACAAATACCTGTTCCGCCAGGTCGTTTGGTAACATTCTGTATGTTTTGCCAAAAATACAAATCTGTATGGGGCTACGCAATGGCTGGAAATGGCAAGATTTTCTTTGTAATGCCCAAAAAGATTGGGTCGGATTTTATGAACCGTATTCAGAAATAATAAACAAAAAGGAGAAAAAATGAATTACATTGATTTAATTCAGGAAATCGAAAATCTGGAACACTCATCTTTTGCCGAAAAAATTGACTGGTTTAAACGATGCTATAATAACCCAGACAATGAAGAAGTAAAAGATGAAATTGAAAAAGAAATTGAAGATGCTGTTTCACGAATGGCTGAACGAATAAAAGAAAAAATTAAAAACAACGCATTAAAAAGAATAAAGGAGAAATAAAATGGGAAAAAGAATGACTGAAAAAGAAACCCTAGAAGCCATCTTGAAATCGGACTTTTCTGTAAAAGTCAGGGGTTCAGAATTTGATAAAATCAAGTTGCTGGAGACCTTCGCAAAAACAGCAAAAGACTCTGAAATCAAGAAACGAACCGAAGAAGAAATCAAAAAACTTCGTGAAAGCTTGGAGTTCAAACAATACGAAACTGAAAAGCGAATAACGGAATTGAACAAAGATTTCTAATTCATCGACACAAAAAAACAAGGCGTGTGAAACCCCATTTCTTTGGGGTTCCTTTTTTTATAAATACAATATGAAGAAACAAGCATTAAAAGAATTGAACGAATATGTAAAAGAACAAACCAATCAGGAAATTCTAAAGCAAATCCTTGTCATTCTTTCGCAAATGAACGAAACAATAAAGCGAATTGAAAAAGCACTTGACGAACACACGAAATTTGCTAGAGGGGGCTTTTAATATGGCTATGAACGGTTCTACAAAGGCGTATATAGACGAAAACGGTGTTTATCACCCAAGACAACCAAAGCCATGTATTCCAGAAAAGAATACACGAAAGAAAATTGATTTTATAAACTTCCTACTTGACAATATAACGGAACCCATTTTCACATATAGCGACAAGCGATTAAACGAAACTTTCGATATATCGGAAGAAGACGAAGGTCTTGATGTCGTGAAAATTACATTCGCCATTATGAACCACAGCCATGTAGGAACAGGCGTAAACAACAACTTTGAAACCTTCGGTCATCTCATTATGGATTATGTTCCTGAACGATTTAGGGACATTAAATTCAATCGACAGACTGACACAAAACATTATAGCACCGCATATCAGGAATCCGTAGAGCGTTTCCAAGAATGGATTTGTATGATGAAGGCTAAAATCGAGAACCACCTTTCAGAAGAGTATTATTTACAAGGCAGAATGAAAAACCTTGAAATTCTCAAAAGACGATACAAACAGAACTGGAGCGAATCAAAGACTGTCGATTTGAACGCTGAACAGAACTTCCGTATGGGTGGCGACACAAAGATTGAATTGAAAATTACGGACGCATAGAGCCGTTATAAATAAGATATAATTTTGTTCTCTCTCTCTCTCCTAAATAAATGATTCCCCACATTGAATTTACTTCAGTGTGGGGTTTTTGATACATAATATAAAGGAGCGTTATGGAATACGAAATAAAACTTCTCCCACACCAAAAAGCCTTATATAAATCCACGAAAAACATTGCTGGTCTTGTGTGTGGTCGTGGTTCTCGGAAAAACAGTAATTCTTTCTTGGATTATCGTCTTTCATTTATTACAAGAAAAAAGAATACTTGCGTTTTCTCAAACATACAAGTCGCTTTCTCAAAATCTGTTTGACGAAATCCTTAAACGATTTGACGAGCTTAAAATAAAGCCCCTATACAATAAAGGGGCGATGACGATAGCCTATAATAAAGGAATTTGCTTTGGCTACAGTTATGAAAACTGCGAATCGTCAAGGGGTCTTACAGAAATAAATTTGCTGGTTCTTGACGAACTTTGTTTGGCTCCAGCAGACATTTTGGCGATTACAGCACCATGTTTGAGAGGAAACTTCACGCCCATTATAAGGTTCGGAACTTCACCACGACAAGGTTCTGTTTGGAACAAGTGGCTAATCGACAACATGGCGACATCGAACATCGAAGTGTTTACTGCGAAAATGAGCGACAACACTTTTCTTTCGAAGGAATCATTGGAACTTTCAATGAACGCCATCACAGACGAGAAAATGAGATTACAGGAAATCGAAGGTGAAATTCTTTCGGATTATGACGAGAGCTGTATTTTATACACGAACGATTTTCCAAAGTCATTCAATGACAACTCGGCTAATTATCCAATAAAAATCGGCATTGATGGTTCTGGTCAAGGTCGTGACAAGTCCGTTATCTGTATTCGAAAAGGAAATAGGATTATCAGCATTACGAAATACGAAAAGCTCGATCCGTTCGACTGTTCGACAGCAATAAAACTTATTCTCTTAAAAAACAAGTTCACGACTGACGATGTTTACGAAATAAACATAGACATGGGCTACGGTGAACGGCTATTATGCTGTTCTTAATAAAGAATACCCGAATGTGAACTTGGTTCCATTCGCATCGAAAGCGACCAATGAAGCATACGCAAACAAGAGAGCCGAAATGTATTTCAATCTGGCGAAGGCTGTGCGAAACGGCTTGTATATAGATGACCCAATGCTAATAGAAGAACTGACGAATACAAGGTTTATGCTGGACAAGAACGACAAATATATTTTGATGCCCAAAGCCGAATTAAAACTTATCTTGAATCGTTCCCCAGATACTGCGGACGCTCTCGCATTGACCTTTTGCGATGAAGACAGGCTTTTTGAAAAACGAATAAATAAGAAGCAAATCCGTCAATACGCCCGTTCTGTATTGGGCGACCCTGACGATTGATAAATACAAAAATAAAAGAGGTGAAAAAATGGCAAGAGAATTTAAGTCTTTCTTTAAGAATGTAGGCGGAAACGAAGGAAATAAATGTATATACCCTGCTAGATTGGATGTTTATGGGTGTGGGTGTTCCCACGACTGTAAATACTGCTACGCAAAATCCTTATTGAGTTTCAGAAAATTATGGAACCCTCAAGATCCTTCTGTTGCCGACATTAACAAAATCAAAAAGCAAATTGATAAAATCGCAAATGGCGAATGTGGAACAATAAAAGCCATTCGTTTGGGACGGAATGACCGATTGTTTTCAACCAATAGAAACGACACACAAGCTCACTTACGAAACAATCAAGTATTTAAACCAAAAAGAAGTTCCTTATTTGATTGTGACCAAAAGCGACTTGGTCGCAACGGACGAATACATGAACATCTTAAATAAGGACTTGGCTCACATTCAAATTACCGTGACCACAACGGACGATGATTTAAGCATGAGTTATGAAAAAGCAGTTGTTCCAAGTAGGCGTATAAAAGCCATCGAGAAATTACAGGAAAATGGTTTTGATATAGCGTTAAGATTAAGTCCATATATCCCTGAATTCGTGGACTTGTCTATCTTGAACAATGTCAAATGTGATAAAATCCAAGTAGAATTTTTAAGGGTTAATTCTTGGATAAAGAAGTGGTTTGACATTGATTACACGCCTTATGTCGTAAGTCAAAGTGGCTATTTACATAGAACATTAAACGACAAAAAAAATTTGATAAGCAAGATTACAGGTTTCAAAGAAATTTCTGTATGCGAAGACGAAACAGTCGCTTACGATTATTGGAAAAACCATTTCAACCCAAATCCAGACGATTGCTGTAATTTGAGATTTTAACAAACCACAAAACAGGTAATGTCCACCTGATTCCAAAGGACATAAGGGAGCTTTCTTAAATGAACAATTTAGAGAAAATCACAGACGAAATCAAGGCAGAAACCGAAACGGAAGACTTGAACGAAAAACCAACTGTAGAAACCACGACAGAAAACGAACGGTGGTGAAAATGATAAAACGGACAGTCCGCAAAAAGTGGATTTGAACACAATTTCAAAAGAAGACAAAATCACACATTCTTTCAAACAGCAACTCAACAAACAGAAAAACAAGTATGAAACGCAACTTGCGGAACGAAACAAGGAATTTGAAGAATTAAAAAGCCGTTTGGAAAAGCTCGAAAACCCTGACAAATACAAGGAAAAATTCAGAAACGACTTCGAGAATGATGACAAATACATCGATTACTTGGTTCAGCAACGAATGGAAAAAATGTTCAGGGAAAAAGACGAGGAAACCAGAAAACAGAAAGCCATAGAAGCCCAAAATAGGGAACGAACCAACAAAATCAGCGAACGAATAAACAAGTGCTTTGCGACCGATGAAGAAAAACAGGATTACTTGACAACAGTCCAACAGGCGTTCGACCAAGGACTTGAAGAACTTATAGACAGGGAGCAATATGTTTCTGAATACATCCAAAATTCAGAAAATGGCCCTCGTTTGCTCTATGAACTCGCCACGAATGCGGACTTGGTGAAAGCGGTATTTTCACAAGCTGACCCAATGTCACGAATCATGGAGCTTAAACTCTATGAAAGGGAAATGGCGAAAAACAAGGTTCAAAAGAAAAATTCGCCTGTTGTGAATCCAAACTTGGTTATTGGTAAACCACGGAATTTCAACGAACAAGTCAAGCGACATTTTTTCTAATGACGCAGACTTAAAATCTTTTATACGAAAAAGATAAGTTCTGTTTTTTATAAATACGATATGGATGCCCAAACAATAAAGCTAATTGTTTGGACTTCCTACAGTTTAAGGGGTTCTGTTTTCAAAACCACCTTCTTTTTCCATGCCCTTTAATGGCGAAAGGTCTATGGTGTAGCTGACCAAAAGACCCACTGAAATGGACAGTGAATTTTTAGAAAATCATGATGAGTAAATCATTCACAAAAATTTAGAGGATTAAAAATGGAAAATAAATTCACGAACAACAAGAAAACAAAGATGGTGGCGGCTGTCGTAAGCGACAGTATGGATTATGTGAAAAAGTCCAAAAGTTATCTACCTGAAAGTGAGTTAAAAAATAAAAAGTATGGTAGAACCTACACCGTTTACATTCCTGACCCTGGTAAGGTAAAAGACGGTTTGGTCGCTGAACCCGATGCCATTGAAGAAGTCGAAATGTCTATCAAGTTGGAAAACAAGAATACTTCTTGTGAAATTGACGCATGGAACGAATTGACCGACATGGAAGATTTCAAGAAGGAAATCGCTATTCCACGAGGCACAAAACTCGCAAAGAGCGTTCAAAAAGAAGTCATTGATTCCACCGTTTTCCAAGCCGTTCAGGCTACCGTAACATCAGCCGCAAATTTCGCTTCATTAAGTGATGTTTCTAACAAGCTAGAAGAAGTTGCTGTTGGTGGTGTAAAGGTCATGTTCAATACACCAACTGTAAACGGTAAAATCGCAGCCGCTGGCTTGTCTAATTTCATTCCTGATACAATCCAGAAAGACATTTACGGTAAAAATTATTTGCGGAGAATATGCTAACGCTTCCCAGATTTCTTTGGCAGGTCTTCCTATCGTAAAAGCTGGTGCTTCCGCATGTACAATTTCTGGAACCGCTATCAGTGGTGAAAATACATTAAGTGGAACTGTCGTTGGCTATGAGCCAATCACAGCCGTAACCTGTGCTGGTGGCAAGAAGGGCGAAGCATTTTCTGTTGCTGGCTTGAAGGTTGTCGATGTAAACGGCATGCCTACCGATCAAGATTACACCGTCATTCTCGCAAGCGATGCCGACGCAAACAACAAATGTTCTATTGCCCCAATCAGGGCAACATTGAACGCAACTGTAAGTGGCGTAAAGGTCGATAATGTAGGAAATCCAAACGCATGGTTTGACACTTCCTTCTCTTCCTTCTCCGCTACGCCACTTCTAACATCTGGTAATTCTTATTATGTGGGTGTTTGTCGTGAAGAAGACGCTTTGGCTTTCGACACATACAAGTTCTCCGACCTACCAGGTTCTGAAAATTCTACTGAAACAGTCGATGGCGTTTCTGTTAAGATGAGCGAATACGGCGATGGTTTGAATATGAAGTCCTTCGTTCGATTGGACTGCCCATTTGCCGCAGGCGTTCCTGACGCTAGACGACAGGCTGTTCTTTATGTTCAGAAATAAAATATAGGTGTCACTCCTTTCACCTGAAATGTTGGTGGGTTTTCGCTCACCAACATTTTTATTTGGAGTTTATAAATATAAAGAGGTTTAAAAATGATTTCTGTAAACGATTTAATCCAAAACGCTTTTTCAAGATGTGGGCTTGTTGGCGATGGTCAAGCCGTAAATGGAACGAAAGCCAAAACAGGTGAAAATGAATTGAAAGACCTTATTTCAGTTCTCAATACACAGGAATACATAGCGGACAATTACAGAATTTTTGATGTAAGCGGAAAGAATGAAATCACGATAGGCGATTCAATGGACTTTGACATACAGGTGAAAAATCCACCAAGCACGATTAAGTCCGTTGGTCGAAAGAATGGCGACAGATTTGTTCAGTTGGTGAAAACAAACATCGAATCCATTTTCAGTGAATCAAGAAACCACCTTTCCACACAATACACATACAATGTTTATTTTGATTCAAAGGCGATTAAATCAAAGACGATAAAACCAAGTGTCATCCAATGTGAAACGGAAAACGACCTTCCGGAAGCGACGCACGACTTGATACGGAAAAATCGCCTATGTCGTGAACATAGACAAGGCGTATATTTGCCAACAGGTAGGACAGAACGCCTTTTTGTGGATTTATTACTCATACAGCGACTTGGATTGGTGGCGAAAATCTCACCTATACGATTTTGAATATGGCGTAATGAAAGGTTCAATCGTCCTTGATTCTACCATAAGTTCCGAATACAAAATTTGTTTCATTGACGATATAGACGAAATAGACTTGTCTAGCACATTGAACCTTCAAGACATGTATAAGTCGCTTCTCTTAACAGGATTGACTTATAGACTTGCGATTAGATACAAGCTGAACGATTGGATTTCGGTTTTCAAGGAAGATTTCGAGGAACAGAAATCCCTTATTAAAAGGGTCAATTCTTCAAATAGACCTATCGTGTGGTCAAATATGGAAGGTTCTTTTCTTGAAAATTATTATAACGGAATAAATGGCGTGGGGTGGTAAATGTCAAAGGTTAGCGTGATTTCAAACCTGATTGGCGACCAAACAAAAGCCAAGTTCCCTTCTACAATGGGTTCGGCTTTGTCAATAAACATGTATCAGGAATCAAACGGACAAGTGGTCTATCAAAAATCAGTTCCACGGTATCAAATGGATTAAACAACTTGAAAACACGAAAGAAGGGTGTCATGGTTCTTTCGTTTCTTCCACAGGGCTAGACACGAACAACAACGCCCCTGATGCGTTTTTCGTCATCCATTCAAAATTGTATAGAGTGGATTATAAGTGGGCCGTAGAGTGTCTAGGAAGCGTAAATACAGGGTCATACCCGACATTTGCGGAAACAGGTGGCGAACGACCACTTCTTTTAATTGCCGATGGCGTGAACCTTTTCTATTACAACCTTAAAGAAGGTGGTTCTCTCCATTACATAAACTTGCCCGACAGAATAAACGAACAGGGGGCAAAGATAAAGCCCACACATGTTCAGGTCGTTTCGGGTTCCATTATCGTAAACGATAGCGGTAGCGGTTATGCCTATTATTCCATACCATACCCACTTTCACAAACGACACGACAAGTCTATAAAATCGTGAACGGAGAAGTCCAATATAAGCCCGACAACATTACGCCAGATACAGAAACAGTCCAAAGTGACCAATATGTATTTTTAGACGATTACGGAACGCCACTTTACAAGAATGGCGAATCAAATAGCGATGCCATAAGTGCCCTATATGCCATTGGTTCAAACCTGATTGTATTTGGACCGAAATCCATTGAGTTCTGGCAAAGGGGCGACGCAGAACAATACCAAACTTGGGTTAGAACATCATACACATTCAATAGAGAAGTGGGCTTAGACTCGCCCAAGTCCGTGGCAAGCGTGAACAACAATGTTTGTTTCGTTTCTAATGGAATGAACGCAGGAAGGGCGGTGTTTGCGATAGCAGGAACAGAATTTCAAAAAATTTCGGAAACTTGGCTTGACGAAATCTTGGATAATTCCGACACTGACAACGCCATCGGATTTGCTTACAGCCGTTCAAATCATGCGTTTTACGGTCTATACATTCCGAACGCACAAAACAAGAGAAGCAGAACTTTCGTTTACGATTTTTCAACGAAACAGTGGGCAGAAAGGTCTTCTCGAAATTTCAAAACAGGTCGTGATTCCGCTTGGAACTTGATTTATCCTGTTTGGTTCGACAATAGGACTGTATTCGGTCATATTGAAGACGGAGAGCTTGTTTATTTGGATGACAATTTCCATAAAGAAGAAGTAAACGAGAACGAAACCGTTTCTTTAATCCGTAGAAGACAATCACCCGTAATTTTGAACAATTACCAAAACTTCACTTTTGACGAATTGGGCGTAGAACTCAATACAGGAACAATCACCGATTACGAAGTAAATCCGAAGGTTCAGTTGGAAATTTCGGAAGATGGCGGTAATTCCTTTGGAAATACGATACTTGAAGAATGTGGAAAAACAGGTCAATACTTCTACCGTGTCCGTTTTCTCAATATGGGCATACAAAGACTTTGCGTGGTTCGCCTGACATTTTCTGAAAATATGGATGTCACCCTAACAAACGCAAGTATTCGTGTTTCACCGTTGGGCTTTAGCATATAAGGGGCATTATGAAGAATGGAGAAATAAACAATACCACACCGATAGAAAATCTAAGGGAAATCCTTAACGGAGCGTATTCCGTCAATACAGTAAACGATTGGTCTGTCATTGTCGTAAGCTCGAATGTGGAATTTTGGGAACTGTGGTGTCCGAAAGAAGGTTCCTATTTGTTGCCTTCAAAAGCCGACCAAACTTTGATAGCAAAAATTTTTGGCAACGATGGATCGGTTTCTTGTCAAATCGTAAAGATTGGGCAAACAGTCATTTGCGTTTCCCAACCCTGTAAAGTTGAAATCCAGAAATTAAACATGAAAAATTCAATATAAAATTTGGAGGCTAATTTATGAACCCTTTGTCTTATGTTGCGAATGCTCTTGGATTTGGAAATTCTGACCAAGTAGCGGACGCCCAAAATATCATAAACCAAAATAAGGATTTATGGAATAAAAATTATAATGAGAATCAGGCAACATTAAACAAATACCTGAATTCCATTTCGCAAGCACACGACCCAACTTTAAAAGACCAATACAATCAGGCGAAGTATGATTATGCGAATATGGGCACATACACACCTTCAAAATTTGATTACAGAAAATCAGTAGAAGATTTTATGTCGCCTGCCGTTGATATGAGAATCAAAGCGGCAAATGACTCTATCACAAATTCACAAGCGAACGCACGGAAACATGTTCAGTTCCGATTATCTAAACGCATTAAATGCGAAATCACAAGCTATAGCAAGTGAAGAATACGATAAGGCGTTCAATAGATACAATCAGGATAAATCGCAAGCATTACAGGAACAACAGTTCAACGCAAACGAGAACCAAAACGCCTATAAATCAAAGAGCGATTTATACAAGAACCTTATGAGCCAAATAGGGAATGATTACAATACGGACACGACAAACTGGCTTAATGGTTTAGGCGATTATTACGGTGGCTTGATAAACTCTAACAACGCATACACAAACGGCTTGGCGAATGTGAACACATCACTTGCCAATGCTTCATTATCTGAAAACAACGGCATTGCCGATATGTTGAATTTCGGTCTAAATGCGTTCAATTCAATTATGGCGGGATAAGGAGAAAATAAAATGCTTGGAAGTTGGAATTACACCCTAAACACATTGCCCCAAACAGAAACACAGAATAAAATCAAGTTTGACAATGGGGCATTACAAAACCACATACAGGCGGGAAACGACAGAAACGAAATGCTGAACAGCATTAAAACGATGTTGGATTATAACCCAAATTTAGATACTTCTTTGGCTGATGACGAATTACCAGAATTTAATTCAGAAGAAGTCAAAAATGAAGTTTCTAAACAGTTGCTCAATGGCGAAGACTTGGAAAAACTCAAACCAAACGACAATTCAACCCATATAAGTTTTGACCAGAACGCTCTCGATTATCACCGCCAAAATGGGTTAAAGAATACGATTAAACAAATGCTTATGAATATGGGCGGTGGAATGATGGCTTTATAAGGAGGCTATATGGCTTTGAATATACAATGGCAGTTTCAAGACCCAATAGATTTTTCAAATGTTCTTTTAAAGAGCCTTGAAAACAAACAGAAAACCTATAACGATATAGCGAAAAACTTGGGCGAAGGGATTCGCAACACTCACGATTATTTGCTTGATAGGGAATTGGCAAATTTGATGGAAGGTCAAAACGGAACATCACAAGAGCTGAATGATACCGATTTAGAAAATCAAATCGCCATGAACAGGGCTAGACGAATAAAGAAAGACAACACGGCACAAATACAGTGGAATTGGCAAAAGAACCGTGAAGACGCCGAAAGACAGTTCCAACAGAACTTGAAAAACTCGAACGCAAGTCAAACACGAATGAAAGTCAATGGAGCCGCAAACGACATTAGACAAAAGCAAATTTCAATAGCGAACGACTTTAGGCAAATGACAGCTACCATCGACCCATTCCAAAGAAAGGCGTATGAAGACAAAATCTTGACTGATTTAGACCAAATGAACATGGCTTATGAAACATTGGCTAGGGCATACACCCCTGAACAGTTGGCAAGTTTCGGACTTTCCGACATGAACGAATACACGAATAAGGTTAAAGAGGCTATCAAGAAAGGAAAATTCAGTGCTGACGCTGATTTCGCAAAGGTCGTGGAAATAGAAACAGAATATGAAAAACATGTTCGTTCAGGCGACTTGACAGACGAAATGAAAAGTTCAATGCTTACGCAGTTGGAACCTTTGATTCAGAACAATTCAAAAGAAGCATTCGCTCTCAAACAGAAAATTCTAGGTGGCGAAACTGAAAAAGAAACATTCACAAGAGAAACGAAAGCAAACGCACGCTCAAGAGCGATCGGTGCTGGCAACGAAAAGGCGGACGCAAACAAAATGTCATTGGATGAACTTTTAAGCAAATGGCCTTTGACCAAATACGAACAGAACGCACTTGAAAAGCAATACAGTCCAAAAACTCAAAATGACGATGCCACAAAATATAAGTCCATGAGCATTTCAGAAAAGAAACTTTGGAAAGCTCGAAACGAAAACAAGTTTAATTATTTGAGAAATAAGGGGTTAATCTAAAATGGCTACAAATAAGGAAAATCTAATCGATGAACTTATAGAAACCGCAGTTCTCTATGAACCCAACAGCAAAGAAGAACAATACTTGTTGAACATTGCCAAGCGAATGGAAGACCTTTCCGATTCGGAATTAGCAAAGTTTATTGCTGTAAATAGAGAAGGAATTTCAAAGTATCTGCCGAATGATGCGACATTATGGACTTTGGCAAATTCCAAAGACCCAAATTGGAAGGATAAGGATTTGGATTTGCCGACAATGTTTAACGACAAAGAAATTCTTTATAAATGGAACAATCCAAGCGAATATAGCGAAGAACGACTTGCCGAAATTGCCAAACAGAACGGGATCCCGCTACCAACATTAAAGGCGGAACTTGAAAAACAGTCGCTCATTCAATCACGACAAGACAACATGTGGCCTGAATGGGCTTGGGGTCATTCTGTAATGAACCCTATTATGAATATGGTTCAACAAGTTTTCACACCACGCCTTTATGAAAAACGACTTCGTGAAGGAATTGACGCTGATTTGTTCACAGACAAAAATGGCGATTTCGACACAAGTCTTTTGCTGGATGTTGGTGAGAATGCCCTGTATGCCATTCCATACGGAAAGGTTGCTGGAACAGCAATTAAACCCATTGGAACAATGTTAAGTGCGGGCGGAAAAACGGGTGCTGTTGCTCGTGGTTTAAATTTTGCCATCGAGAATGGAGCAAACCCCTTCATTATGGAAGGTTTGGACGCTCTCGCATACGATGACCCAGAAAACGACCGATCATCGTTCAATGTGGGCGATGCCCTTCAGGGCACAGCAACCAACATTGGAGCACCAGTTTTATTGAAGGGCGTTCCAATGGCTATTTCACGATATAAAAGTGGCTCTGGTCGCCCAGACCGTGGCTTGCTTAAATTGCTATACGAAATCGGCGAAGGCGGTGCTGACGATGTTATGGCAAAAATAAAGGCGAACAATAAACGATTTGACGAACTTCAAGAAAGGGCGTTAAAGTTCGGTAAAAGCGATTTGGACGAAGCGGAAAAGGCGTTTCTTAATTCATACCCACGAAACCAAATGAACGATGAAATCTTGGAACAGATTTTTGAACAACAGGGAAAGACATTCAGGGAAAAAGTCGGGAATTACTTAAAGACATTGCCCGATAGCGAAAAAGCGACCTTGAAACTTTTGGAAAGTGAAAATTCAAAGCCAACGATTTCACGACAAACGACAGAAAATAAAGTTCCGCACGAAACGAGGGCGAAAGAATCCGCAGACGAAATTCTGCCAGCTTTGGAGAGTTCACCATACAAGGAACTCAACGACAAGGGGCTAAAGACAAACAAGCAAATACTTCAAGAAAATGCCGCTAAATCATTTATCACGAATAAATACGGTGATTACGGTTATGAACAGGATAAAAATTCAAACATTCCCGGAATAGGCGTTCTTATAAACTTGATACAAGAAGCCAAACAAGAAAAGGCGGAAAAAGAAGCTAAAGAAGAAGCCATTAAGCGTTATAAAATCAAAATGATGTTGGGGGAATAGCATGGCGACAAGTAGCGAATACAAAAAACTTATAGAAGGTTTCTTGGGTGGTTTGCTTTTGGCGGCTGGTCGTGGTGGAAATAGCAGAATTTCCAACATGCTACCGTCAAAGAATAAATCGGGCTTAACGCATAGCCTTAATTTTTCATACTCAAATCAGGGCTATGTTCCGAACAGCGTTTCCCAATGGCTCTATTTTGACAAGGAAAAACAATCACAAAACGCAAGCGGAACAAATGCGAATGAACCACAAACGCAAACAGGAACTTCCGTTTCTTCAATGATAAATTCAAGTGGTGGAACGACCCCAGTGAACAATGAAACGAAATGGGTGTTTGTAGCAAATCCAATGTGCTGTGAAAAATGCTTGGCGTTAAATGGTCATGTAGAAACATCACCAACAGAACCGAAATTTTACGGTCATGTTCCAAATAGAGAAGGGCGTTATAACTGTAAATGTCATTGGTTAAGGTTAAAATAAAAAATGGTGCTTTTAATTAAGCACCGTTTTTTTATGAAATGTTTATAAGTTATTACAAACAACTTGTTGCCAGATTTATCAGATTTCGCAACCTAAATTTCACCCTAGAAAAAATTTTAATTTGTACTGAATTTTGGGGTTTACAAGTCAAGTCCTTAATGTAAATTTTTCCTTACAAACAAATGTTTGTTCAACCAACAGAAAGGAAAACATTATGGATTTCAAAAATCTTATCACCCCCGAAATCGAAAAGGCGATACACGAAACGCCCTACGCAAAATACGATGGCGTTCCGAACAACAAAAAGAAAGTTATCGCCCATTACTCAATCTTCAAGATTTTTCCCGAAAAGAAAATTATCGGCTTTTCGAACTGCCATTGGTTCGTTTTGGAAGACGATGACTTTGACACGCCTTCTGAAAATTACCACAACAATTTTGGAAAAGTTGTTTTTGGTGCTGTGGATTTGGGAATGGGTCTTGAACTTGGTTCGTTTTCTCTTGACGAACTGTTCGCCATGAACGATAGCAACACCCATGTTTATCGTGACGATTCCTTTGAACCATTGACGAAGACAATGGGCGAACTGATTGAAACCTTCGACATTGAATGGATGGTGTAAAATGGTGAAATATACTCTCATCGGTGTAAATGGAAACGCCTTTTCCATTATGGCGTATGTGTGCGATGCTCTCAAAACAGAAAGGGAGAACATGGAACTCGCCACTGACGAATACGAAATCATTAAGGCGGATTATCTGAAAGACGCAATGTCGGGCGATTACAACCATTTGCTGTGTGTGTCGTTCGACATGATTGAACGAATCAACCGTGACATCGGCTGTGAAATTTCTGACGAAGACGAAATCGTCTTGACAACCAAATTCAACCCCTAACCAAAAAGGAAAACTCAACATGAAAAACTTCAAAATCACATTCACCATTGAAATGGCTGACGATGTAGCCCCCATTACTGTTGGTCGCATCGTTTCGCAAATCGAAACTGTCGCCTATGGCGAACTTGCGAAGGTTGGCGATTTCAACATGAACACTTCTTTCGGAACGATTGGAGCCACGATCCCCAAGATTTCCATTTCTGAACGCTCTCTGGAGCATTTCAAGAACGAAACCGCGTCTAACATTGGTCCCGTTCCCCCTGTGGAACCCGAGCCCAAGAAACGCCGTCGCCGTCGCACCAAGAAGGAAATTCTGGAGGGCAAAAAGTAATGGTCAAGATTGGCGACAAAATCAAAATCATTTCGATGAATGGCGAACCCCAATATGCTGGCAAAATCGGAACTGTGGAACACATTGACGATATGGGTCAGGTTCACGGCACTTGGGGTGGATGTGCCATCATTCCGGGTGTGGACGAATACGAAATCATAACCAACAACAAGGAGCAGGAAAATGCCTAAAAGAAAAGAAACCGAAAATTCTGTAATGTTCGACTGTCTTGTGGTCACGCATGTGGAAGTCTTCCCATTTGTCCAAGGACCCTCTATGGGTCATCTCAAGGGTTTGGCGACTGTCGTTCTCAATGACCAACTTCTCGTTCGTGGTCTTCGTGTCATGGAAGGCGAAAATGGTCTTTTCGTGGGTTATCCATGCGACCCCTTTTATAAGGGCGAGGATTTTCGCCACACGGTCAATCCAATGACACGCCAGCTTCGTGAACACATCGAAACTTGCGTTTTGGAGAAATACCAGGCCGTAATCACCAAATAGACAGAAAATCCAACCAATACACCAAACCGTAGCCATTGGCTACGGTTTTTTCGTCAGTATTTCGTTTCTAAGGGCTTTTTCTTGTTTCGTGGTGGATTTATCCACCATTTCCCCAAAATGGCTCCTTGGACGCTCTACTGCCCATCTCTGGTTCTATACATACATCGTCAAATGTTTATCTGAATGTGAGGTGAAAGAATGAAATCCAGAAAAAGCGGTCATGGCGTTTTGAACCATCGAAAGTCTGTTGGCTATGTGAAACTCCCAACGGTCGAGCGAATAGACGAGATCCTGAACAGCGACTTCGCCCAATATGCGGAAATTCGCATATTTGCGACCGAATTTGTGAATTGGTTTACCGCAAAATATGGGTGTTCGATGGTTTCTGCCTACAGAATGATGAACCAGCTCGAACATGTCTATGATTATCGCTTTATCAGGTGGTTTTACGGCTAAAAAATCATCGTCTTGAACCTGATTTGGGGGTGTATTTGGCAATGCTTCCAAATAGGCTAAATGGTCAAAAAATGACAGAAATCCACCTAAAAAGCGACCCCTATATATTGTGTTTCTAAAAGCAGTTTCTAGCATAAAACCACAATATATAGGTATAACTTTTTGTAAGAAAATTAAGAAAACCCCTTGAAAATTTTAGGAAATTTGCTATATTTTACAGGTATTCAGGAGCTAAAATCTTGAGCAAAATTGCTAGGGGTTAAGCTCATAAATACCATAGAGAACAAACGCCACTTGAGCCGTTTAGAATGGGGATGGCAAGGTGGAATTTAACAAAAAAAATCAGTTCTTTTTACGGCGTCCAAGCACGCCTATTCGATGATGTGCTTGGGTCGGGAAAAGGACATTATTTAGGAGAAATGCCGATGAAAAAAATGCGGTAAAAAAACACAAGTCTCATATAGAAGACGAAAAACAAACCGATTGGTGAATGGGTGTATTTGCCCCACGACCGTTCTGGACTGCGAATATGGAACATCCTTCCATCAAACAGAAAACATAGGCACGAAATTGCTCCCGTTGAACCTACATTCGACAATGAGCAGAGCCTTATATCTGTTATCAAATTACCACGCAGTTAAAAATTTTGACATAAGTACACATATACAATCTAATGGTAAATTAAACTTTCTTAATTTATCTAATAAGGGTGTATGTATCGCTAAGTCAAAAACTCCAGACGGAGTTCCCGACCCCGCAGACGAAACCATAACTTCACACATAGAATTATCAGAGCAAATCAAGCAATTTTGTCGTGGTCGATTCATTGACACGCAGTGTTTTCCTGCTATCCGAATTCCCCCGACAGAAGACTTTCGCTTGCGATGGCACTTGAATTATGCCTATAATTCTGTATTCGTGAATTGGTTTAACCTTCAGGAAATCTTGAAGCATTTTGCTCCTGATTACCCTGTAATGGAACTTGAGAACAGTGATGTCATTGCCACAATCAAAAGGCACATGGCTATAATGGCTCCGTCTAGCGGAAAGTATATAGATGGAATAATCGAATATACTTATACGCAACAGTTCTTTGAAGAATCTTTGCGATTGTTCAAGAAAGCGTATAAAGACCTGAATGTCCTGAAAGGGTGGATGTTGGTTGCTCAGCGTTGCGTTCATAATGGCGATGACGATGGGAAGCCAAAAATCAAAATTCACTTATATGGTCAAGCAGGGCGTGAGCGACTTTATGAAAAAGTCAAGTCGTGGAATGGCGTGTATTCTCTTGAAATACCGATCTTGACAAAAGAAAAGTTATACAAGTGGTATGCGACAGAAAAACGCAAGTGCGTAAAGGAACTTAAAAGCAAGTTGTCGCCTTATTTCGTGACACGGAAAGGGTTGGGATGCTCAACATGTTTGGGCTTGCGACCCTTCGGATAGGGTCGGCTTACAGAACCTGTTTGAGTCCCTTTCCCAACAAGTGAAACGAAAGAAAGTTCAACCTGTCGGTGAAAAGGAATGTGAGCAAGTCAAGAAAGAAGTAATCGCTTATCTTGACGAGTTCGTGAACGCTGTTGGCGACCAATCGGACGCTATAGCGTATGTTAAACAAAATAAAAAAGGAGAAAGATAATGGAATACAGATGGCTCAATGTATGGGCGAAAGTATATGGGAATCAAACCTATATCTTTTCAAGCTGTCGTGATATAAATTCCGCATATTCTATGCGGTGATACCTACGACAAGTTCGGAAAGGCTATGGGGTTAAAAGCCAAATTCACTGAAATCACGAATAGATGTCAATCGTCAAATAATCCAAGTGCCTTATGCGTAGATTTGGATGAATTTGATTTCGTTGGTGACATCGAATGTGCTGATGTGAATGAGTGTAGAAACTTCCATCGTTTGCTGAATGTGGTTTTCAAGCGTTATTATATTAACGATTTCGGTGGTCCCGCTTTGGCGAACTGCCCGATTGGAGATATAAAGAAAATGTTTGAAATCATACTTCAACAAATGAGAAAGCCTGATTTCAACATCGTTAAACTGATGGGCATTATAGACGGCAAATTTAACGATCCGTCCAATAATACCCCCGGTCAAATCTACATTATTGACAATGTAAAAACGGTCAAAGTAGGAGCGTCGCATGATGCCCTCCAGCGTTTCAGAAATCTAAAAGCCAATGGCGAGATTTTCCCGAATGCGACTTTGGTCGTGGTCTATAATGTTGCCGACCAAAATGGATTTGAGGCAAAAGCCCAAGCCATTCTAAATGAACATAAGGCTCAAAACCCTGTTAAGGCTCTGAACAGAAATCCGCAATGGCGGTTTACTTGATGAGCATTTCAGTTGTAATTGGGTTTATGCGTTTGGCGAGATTGAAAAGAATCTTGGTTCTGAATACATAAATAGAACGATACACACGCCACCTATTATATAGGCGTGGGTGTCGCATATCATCAAATCACAAAAGAAACAGGGCGATTGTTCGCCCTGTTTTTTTTAATTCTCTATTTCAAATACATCTTCAAACCATTTTCGGAACTCGTCTATCTTGTTAAAAATACATTTGAGTTCTTCAATGGATTTGGAATTAACGGCATTATATAGGTCATCTTGATTGGCTTCTGAAACACATTCGATACTTGAAGACAGTTCGCAAAGTTTATCCACCAATGTGCCAGCCGCTTCCAAATGTTCAGGCGATTTAATGCGACCAGACATCAAATCGTTAATGTCTTCTTGGGCATTTTCCAAGAAATCTGCTTGATTAAACTTTTCTAATTCGTCTTCGGTCATTTTTAATTATCTATTCTATAACGAATTTAGATAATGAAGAAGTTAATAGGTCGGACTTAATGAGCAGGTTCGCCTTAAATCAGGCTGTTTATCGGCTATAAAAAGCTCGCTTTAAGCATAAAATTGAAATTTGGAAATGCTGGGTTGCTATCTTTTAATTGTGTATTAGACACCTTCGTTTTTTCGTTTTTTAAGGTGAAAAATGAAATCAAATAGCAAAACACTTCGTGTGTTATCTCTTTTTTCAGGCTGTGGCGGCTTGGATTTGGGTTTAGAAGGCGGTTTCCCCGTTCTAAAGAAATCTGTTAATGATGCGATTCATGCTGATTGGATTGAAAAATCTGTAAACGCAGACCAAGTTCTGTTAAAAGAAAACAAATTCGAAACCGTTTTCGCAAACGACATTCTTCCTTGTGCGAAAAAATGCTGGGAGCATTTTTTTGGAAAACGCAGAAATGTCGAAGGCGTGTATCGCTTGGAATCCATTGTAGATTTGGTGAAAAAGGCAAAGAATAAAGAGTTTAATTTCCCAGAAGACATCTCTATTGTCACAGGCGGCTTTCCGTGTCAAGATTTTTCTGTCGCAGGAAAAAGGCTCGGCTTTGAATCGAAAAAAAGCCATAATGGGAAAAATGAAGACCACCAAGAAAATGAATCTAGAGGAACGCTTTATCTTTGGATGAAGCAAGTTATTGAAATTGTAAAGCCGAAAATCTTTATTGCTGAAAATGTAAAGGGACTTGTTTCGTTGGGTGATGCCAAAGCGATTATTGAAGAAGATTTCAGAAATATTGACGAAGGATATTGTGTCGTTGATGCTCAAGTTCTTCATGCTTGGGAATATGGAGTTCCGCAAAGTCGAGAAAGAGTCATTTTTATAGGTATCTCTCGCAAATACGCAAATAAAAAAGCATTGGCTGATTTAGAAAAGAATGGAGAAAAATCAGAATATTATCCTTACCCTAAAAAAACTCATGGTGAAGGGTTAGCTCCCATTGTTACCAGTAAAGACGCTTTTTCAAAACTTGGTGAACCCGATAAATCAAATGATCCCTCGCACCAAGCGTATTCAAAAGCCAAGTATTATGGCAAAACTCAGGGTGGTTCTGAAGTAGATTTGAATGGTGTTGGACCGACAATTAGAAGCGAACATCATGGAAATATTGAATATCGGAGATTGAGCGAAGAACATGGTGGCAAACACGATAAAGAACTCAAAACAGGTCTTTTAGAAAGACGCTTGAGTGTTAGAGAGTGTGCCAGAATACAGACTTTCCCAGATGATTACGAATTTGTATTTAATGACGGGATAAATAAGGTTGGTTCTTCGGACGCTTATAAAGTCGTAGGAAATGCTGTGCCGCCGCTATTGGGCTATAACATCGCAAAACGACTCGAAGAACTTTGGCCGTTGCTTTTCAAAAAATAAGGAGTATGCTATGTGTGTTTTCGTTGGGTCAGGAAAATATACAGAAGACCCTGTTCAATATGGCATTTTTAAAACAATGCTTTCCAACACAAGGAATATCTTAATAAGCAAGCCACATTCACTTGTGGACACAACGGATTTTTGGAAGGGCTTCGAAAAAGAAGTCGCTGAAACGATGCGTGGCGTCAAACAAGATATGGGCTTGGGAGAAGACTGGACCATTGATTATAAGGAAAACAGCTCTCGTTTTCCAGATGTTGTCGCATACCTCAATGAAGAAAAAAAATTTGGTATAGAAGTAAAAACCATTGCTGACCCTAAAAAACCTTGGCAAATTCCAGGGGGAAGTATTTTGGAATCGACTCGTGTTGAAGGGGTCGAGAGAATCCATGTTTTATGTGCTAAAAAAACAAGACCACTTCAAATAATTTGTAGAAAATTTGAAGATTGTGTTGTCGCTGTTAAGGTTACCCATAGCCCAAGATATTTTATTGACATGCTTGCTAAAAAGAATGAAAGCATTTTTGATAAATTAGGCATGGAATACGATTTTGTAAGAAAACAAGACAACCCTTTTGAAATATATAGAAGCATTGCCGATGGTGATAAAAACATTCAAAAATGGTGGAATGTAAACCAAAACAATGAATTTAATGGATTGGAAAAATACGAGCAGGATTACGCAAAGTCTGCGTTGATGTCGGAGATTAAATTCTGGTCAGAACTTAATACTGATATCCAAAATGAATTAAGGGCAAAAGTTTTTGTTTTGTTTCCTGAAGTCGTGATAAGCGATTATAAAAACTCAAGTAAATGGCTTATCGCCACACATAATGTTTTGTGCCCAAACATAAGAGATTTATTTTCTTCGTCGGGACAAGACGATTTATATGGAGAAACCCTTCCGCAAGTTTTTTCCAAAATTGCCAAGTCTTCCGAACTTATCGCACAAATTTTTGATGAAAAAGAAAATGGTCGAATAGATTTTCTGAAATGGAAACAACAAGTAGAAGATTATGCTAAAGTAAAAACGCTTAGCAACGAAAGAAAAAAAGATGAAGAGCCTAAAAAGAAAGAACCCAAAAGAATGAATCAAAGTCAATTATATGCTGTGTCACAAATTCTGGGTGAAATCGAATCGAAGCTTCATTAAATATCAAACTTTATAAATCGCTTTATCTTTAAAAATTTCATAAATAGAATGTAAACACCCCCTTATATAATGGGCGTTTCGTTCTATGAGGTTATGAATGATAGATGAAGGTTTATTGAAAGAATTTAAGGATTTTGAAACCCGTTCGCACGATTATTTCAGCGATTTCTACGACAGAATAAAAGACGATAGGCTTTTTCTAGGTGGAACACATTTTGATGAAAACGACAACAAGCGTTTTGGGAAATCCCGACTTAAAATGCCGGTTGATGTTATATCCAACACAATCAGAGCCATTGTCAATCAGTATTCGTCCGCACCATATTCCTGGCTCACGACTGACGAATCATTAAATGATATAGCCAACAAGTTTCTGACAACCACCGCCGTCAGAGCGTCCATTTATCAGGCGTTGCGAAATTCAACACGGCTATGGTTTGGGGTTTCTTAATTTATCCATAGATTACGACAAAAACGGAAACGCTGTTCCTGTTCTCTATTCCATTCCCGATGTGACCAAGGTCTATTATGACCCCGATTCCATTGAAGTAGATGGATCGGACGCCAATCAAGCAATAATCATTGACATAAAATCTAAAGCGTGGATTAAGAAAACCTACGGCGAAGATTTCGTGACAGAAAAGGGCGACAAGCCACTTATAGACATTTCCGAATCATACGATGAACAGTCCTTGCCCTTAATCACCTATTATGTCAAGTCAAATGGTGGAGTGACGGTCTATAAACTCTTGAACAAGGATTTGCTTGAAGAACCTATAACGCTAAACATTGACAGGTTGCCAATCATTCCCGTATATGGCGAAGAAATCTTTATAGATGACAAGTTAAGCCACCGAGGAATCGTTTCCCAATCAAAACCAATACAGAAACTCATCGATTACAGTTATTCCCAGCTGTGCGAACGCTTGGCGAAAGCACCAAAGAACGCATGGGTTGGAACGAAAGAAGCTATTGAGGGGAACGAGGAATACTTTAAGAACTTTGACAAGTCCATAAATCCACTTTTGATTTACAACAAATACGATGACAGAAAAGATAAAAACGAACCGCCTACACGCATAGACATGACGATTCAATACAACGACTTGACATCAGTCCTTCAAAATTCGCTCGCCATGCTCCAATCAATTACAGGTGTGGAATCCATTGGAATCCCTGACCAAAAAGTCGAAATGACAGCAACGGAAGCGTTGCTCAATGCGAAATCATACACGAATAATGTCAGAAATTATTTTGACAATCTGAAAGAATCTTTCAAGTCCGCAGGACATGTATTCTTTCAGTTGCTAGGCTACGATGTAGAAGTTTCTGTAGAGCAGGGTCCCGAAGACCAAATGGCACGACAGATGGCAAGAGCAGAATTATTACAGTTGGCTCAAATCGTTCCAGAAGAAAAAAGAATGGATTTGGTCGGGGCGATTACTTCCACATTGGATGACAACCAATTTATAAGACGATTTAACCAAACCGTATTTGATGGCGTTTCTCCCGAAGTTATGCGATTACAGCAACAACTTCAACAACAGCAAATAGAGTTCCAAAACCAAATACAGCAAATGGCACAAGCGAATCAAGAACTTAAAAATCAAAATCAGCAACTCAATGTTCAGTTGGTCGCTATGGAACAAAACAACAGAAACGCTCTTGTTGTCGCTCAAATGGATAACCAGACCGAATTACAGAAAGAAGCCATGAGACTTCAAGCACAGTCGGAAAATCAGGACGCTGAAAGAGCGACAGAACTTCAAAAAGAAGCATTTAGACAGAACAACGAAAACGCCCGATTGGTCGCAAAGATTGAACAGAAAAACAACGAACAAATTATAAATCAGTTGAGGGGTTAAAATGATAGCTTTCGATAAAGACCAGAGATTAGATATAAACGGAAAGCCATTATACGGTAGAATTTCATTCTTTCAAAAAGACACCGACCAACTTGATGAAATTTTTGTCTATGACGAAAACGACCAACTTGTTCCTTGTGAAAACCCTGTATATACTGACATAAATGGTTTTCTGGAATACGATGTAATTCTTGAAAATAAAATTTATACAGTTCATCAAGAAAAGTATCTGGGCGATTATAGCGACCCGAAGACGGACACACGCCCCCAAATGTGGGCTGACGATAGAACCTATTATACAGGGTTTGACATTTCAAGCGGAAACCAGGACTCGTTTTTATTTGGTTATGAATCCATAGCGGACGCAGACCCTTCTTTGGGAATGATTACGGTCGTGGGATACCATACAAATGATGACTGTGGGGCTAGAACTTATGTGTGGGATGAAAATTCAAACGACCAAATAGATAACGGACAGGTGTTCGGCTCACGACTTCAATCGGGTGGGCGTTGGTTGCTTGTTCATTCGCTCCCATATATTCCATCGGAGTATTATGGCGTATATGAAGGACACTTGGAAAATATGTCTGCTCTATTTGGAGCGTCAAACCAATACGGAACTGACAACAGAATTTTATCACCCAAAGTTATCAAAATGAAAAGGGGAAATTACAACATCCAGACGAATTATTCCACAAGCAGAACTTTGCTTTTGGAAGACCAAGTGGATTTCGGTTCCGCACACACGATAACATGTAAGAACATTCAGTTCGCTGGTGCTAGAAATACAAAACCAATAGGAAACTTCCATTTTATTGGGGGCTATGTAGAAGTCGATTCTCTTATTTTCTATGACCTTTTCCAAATGCTCACATCTGGAGCAAAGACAATCCATGTTTATAACAAGTTGGTCACGCAAACGAACGCAAAGACTGCGAACATCACTTGTTCAAATATGACTTTTATTGGTCACGGTCAAATAGAATACACAAACAACGCATACCATATAACATTTGACGGATGCCATTTTATAGGCGACCATTTCTTAAAACCTGGCTACACATTCTATCAGAGAAATATGGTCGTTTCCGACAAGCCATTCTTTCGGTTCTTTTGACCATACAGGTGTGGATATAGCGACCTGTACATTGGATATAGACAATTTTGAGAGCGTAGATACTTTCGTTTTAACAGCTCGTTCATGTGGTTTCACCACAATAGACTTAAATGGAAGAAGTCTATATTCAAGACCTGATGTTTCAACATTACTTGATGGAAGTGGTTTAACTTATATGAATGGTTCTTTAGGGAACATTGCTGTTCCAGAAAACACATACTTCAATAACTGTAAAATCGACAAGGTTAGATTAACAGGAGCGACAGAAGTTGGCTTTGTGAGCTGTAGAATAGGAACACTTGTTCACGAATCACAAGATACAGTCATTACGCTTATAGATTCTTGGGTGGCTGAACTCCAGCACAACAAAAATTTGAACTGTGTAATGGGAGCGACACAAACTGTATTCAATTCGTCAATCGGTAGCGGACTTACACAAGGTGCTGTTGGCGACAACTCAAACCCATTTGTAGGTGGATTGACGCTTTTAGATTGTGCCGTCTATGGTGACATCGTAATAAGAGGGGCGTTAAACATAGAACGAACAGAAGTTAGGGGTTCTGTTTGGACTCAAGATTTCGTATATAATGGAGATAATTTTATTAGCAGTTCTATGAAGGACTGTGTGATTTCTGGTAGGCATTTATTACAACATTACCAACCATATAGAACAGGCGTAAAAACGGCTTGTGTGTGGATTAACAACACCTTCAGCAATACAGAAAAGAATCCAATCTATCCCGAATCATGGTCAGACCCACTTGGAGAAGGAACATTCACACGAAACGACTGTTCAACGCTCTATCTTGACCCATACCCAACACACCACACTTGGATTTATAAAGGGAATACGGGACCAAAGATTATTCCAGAATACCCAAAGGGAAGTTATACAAGTATCATAAACATTGCTGATACTCACGGTGTGGAAGGCTATGCGACAATTCAAGAAGTTCCCTATGTTGCCCCAGGTCATTCTATAAAGGCAGTCCATGATGGCGAAGACGAAAGAATGGATTATGAAGACTTGTATATGAACGATTTAAAAGTAAATCTTCATTTTTATAGGGAATTGTATTGGACGGGAAGTCACGAAACGGTTCACAGACCTGACCCACTTGGAAATGCCGCAGTTGTTCGTTCTTTCTCAACGAATAAGGATTATACTTTTGACGGTGGCTATCATTGGACTTGTAAACCACGAAAGACAACTGCGTTTTGGGAAAATTCTTCTGAAGCATATTTCAGAATTATGTTTGATATAGATTCAGATAATCACGATTGGGGCAATATGGAAGAATACGGATGTCTTGACATTATGCCTTATACAAGCGTAAAATATACAGGTTAATTTTTGAGGTTTGAAAATGATTCAGTTATTATTTGACCCAAACATTCAATTCATGTTAAAGAATGGAACAATAAACACAGCACGGAATCTTGAATGTTTACCACGATAGCGACACGAACGGAAAGTATCCTGTTCAAACATTCAAGGATCCCGACGGTTCGACATTAAACCCCACAGACATCGTTTTAGACAACAATGGAAGGGCTGTCGTTTATGTGAATAACGATTTCTGTTATAGATTGGAAGTCTTTGATAAGGATAAAAACCTTCTTTGGACAACCGACAACATTCAACCTATAAACGGAATAGCCATTGACGGAACTTATGTCTTTTCGATTATTGGCGACGAATACATATCTGTAAATTCAGAGCAAGTTGGGCAACAAGTCAATTACTCACTTTCATTAAGCAATGATTCAAAGGGGGCTATTGACGGATTTTATGATTCGACAAGCGGAAACCAAGCCCTTTATAATGCCATTCAAACAGAAATTCAAAATAGAACTTATAACGACAATCTGTTAAGAACGCAAATAGCAGCCGCCAAAACGGAAGTGAAAAACACGGATGGCACGATAACCGTTCAGGAAGCCACAGCGTCTGACGGACATACAATCTATACCATCGCAGGCGTTGAGCAAGTGCCGAATGTTTCTGTTCAATCAAGCGACCATTCTATAACAGTCACGGAAACCACACAAGCCAATAACAAAATTTTCGACTTGTCTATAGCTTCACAATCAAACGAATACGGCAAATTTTATTCAAACAATGGGTCAACATGGACGAAAGTTTCTGGAAACATAGATGTTTCTAATTCAAACATAGCCTTAAAAAATGGTGGTGTTTACCATATTACCGCCATAGCCACACTTTCTAATTCGACGGCTACCGAAGATTATTACAACTTTGGCATTTATACAGGCGATTCATTACACACGGTTTCTAATGTAGATTGTTCAATCGTTGGAGCTCATGTTTACGAATTAAGTTGGGATCAGAATGTTTCTTCCACTTTTATAACAAGCGTTAATTTACCAAGTCGAAATTTCACTTTAACTTCTTTATTCTTCCACATTCACAGAGTCGATAAACAAGTTGGTGGTGGTGGCGGTTCTTCAAATAACGACAAAGTTGCTGTCGATTCAAATTCTACGGCAGGCTATTTAGAAGATGTTTTAAAGGCGACAGAAAATTCAGACATTCAAATAAGCAAATCCAATGGAAAACTTTATCTTGATGTTTTGACACCCGACACTTCCGACCCTAAACTTTCCGTTTCTACCATTGACCTTGTGGACTCGGCAAACGATGGAACAAATCCTTGGAATGTTCACGATGTCACCCCTGGAAATACAGATAACCATAACTGCTACATATACAAACGATTGGCGGACGCAAAAGGTCAGGTCACCAAAGTCGATTTTGCCGTTGGAACAGTCCAATTATACGGCTGTATTCAAATCGGAATTTTTGACTTGAACGGCAATAAACTTGGTGAAACGGCATATACGAACTTGACACAAGGTTCAAATCGACATTACACACTTCCACTTACAGAAACAAGCGAAGGTTCACTTTATCTACAAAGAAACACCTTGTATTATGTGGAAGTCGTATATAAGGGGCTTGAAATCATTGGTCAGACACATACGGCTTATTACTTGTTCGATTACACGATGGCTTACAACCGTTACGGCTATTGTGGTGAAGGTCGTTTATATGACCCAACCGACATGTCGTTCAATAACGCAGCAAACATTCTTTATTTCCTTCAATTCTCAGGAGATTAAATCATGTCCAAAATAAATAAGGTTTTATCCAACACATCGCAGACATTGACCGACAACGAAAAACTTCAAGCAAGAACAAACATTCGGTGCTTTGGCGACAGACGATTTCAATAATTATGCTTCCAATACTGCGGCAACTTTGATAAACATTCAAAATGTATTGGGCGACAAACAAGATATATTGACGGCAGGAAACAACATTACAATTTCAAACAATGTAATTTCAGCCACGACAAATAAAATGTTTGTCACGACAGAAAACATCGCTTCTCCGAGTGATACGCCATACAATCTTTTTACTTTAAACGGATTGACATTTACGGTTCTTGCCGCAAACAACGCAGTTTCTTTGAAGGTTTCGTCATCCACGCCAACATCCCTATATGGTTATGTGTCAATGAGAACAAGCTCAACGCTTACACCTGATAACAAATGGACTTCTTTCGTGAATGAAACTTTAAGCACCACGCCTTTTGTTCTCTACACATTCAGCAATTACGAAGTAATTTCAACAGTAACAGGTTCGCTTGACATAACGCTTTTTTATGGAACAAAAGCAATGAAACTCAACATTTTAAAATATGGACAAATGTATTTGAAAATCATTGCCGACCCAATAGAGGCATAATATGGAAGAAATCATAAGCACCCTTTTAAATTCAAATAACGCCATTTCTGTAATATGCGGAACTGTGGTTTATCTAATCATATACTTTCAAAGAAAGAACACTCGGCACACAAAGAAACAACGAATACAACGAAATGAAAACAGAATGTGCTTTGCTCAAACAACGCATAGAAGCCGTTGAAGCACAGACCCATACATTGAATAATAAACTTGACGAAATCGTGTCAGGGATTAACGCCTTAAACATAAATGTGGCGAAACTTACGGAACGAATGAAAATGGAAAAATAAACCACAAAGTCGCTTAAAACAAAATCGACTTCAAAACCACACAAAACCCATTCCAAACGACAAACACCAAATCAAAACCACATTCCAGAAAATCGAAACTTAACGACCAAATCAAGAAATAAGGTTTGGTCATTCCATTTTGATTTCTGTTTGTGTGATTTTGGGAGCGATTACAGAAAGCCACGAACATTCATTTTATTGTGTCGCTATCGCTTGGCGATGTAGAACTTTGGTGTTGAAGTAGC